CATCGTTATTTTGTAGAGTCGTGCCTACTACCGGAGCGGATGCAAACCATAAAAACTGATTAAGGATATCTTGAGCGGTTTGGCAGACTTCCTCTACGACACTATCCGAGTATAAATCTTGGATGCCAAGATTATCGCGTAGCTCTTGCTCGGTTACGTATGTAGCCGCCATGGTCTGCTCCTCTCAAAGTTAAAGGCCGGGAGGGCTCAAAGGGCTAAGAGCCCTCCCGACTACTAGGGTTTATGTCAGGTTAGGTTGTAGCGTACTAGACCCTTTGGCATCTTGACGATTGTGGCCATAAAGCCGTAGATAGCTACTTGTACCTGTAGGTTTGATACGACGTTTACGCTCATGTATGCCTGAGGTGAGCGGTATACCGTCATCGCCTCCGGTGCCACGATAAACGCTGAGTCGTCGATAGTAGTAGATACCATCTGATGATCCACGTATAGATCCAAGCCGAGGACGTTGCCGCGGATTGATGTAGGTGTTGAGAGGCCGCCTGAGTTCATAGGTGCGCTCGCATTGTAAATAGGGCGACCTGTTGAGTCTGTAGCTCCCATTAGTAGGCTCCATTGTGATGGACCCGCTACGTAATTCTTAGCAAAGTAGCTTGTATTCTTGTAGATGTTTGCTGACTCTGTAGATACGTAAGAGATAATACCGGCGCTAGTTGCAGCTACGGCGGTGCCCTGTACGCCACCGGCTACTACGTCTGCGATTACTGCAGCATCTGTAGCTAGTGAGTAAGCGCGTTGCAGCTGATTAGTTAGCTCAGCGTAAAAGTTTGGATCTGAGCGCTCTAGTAATTCTACAGAGAGCGTATTCATACCCGCGTACTTCTTAACTGTACCTGATAGGTACTCTGTAACCATGCCTGTATTTTGTACGGCTCCGGCTTCGGCCTCTACTGTTACGACCGGTGCAACACCATTACCGCCGCCCGCTGATGTAACGAGTGATGGGATTTGGATAGTCATACCTGAGTTAGGCAAGGTGCCAGAGCTGAGGGCATTAATCATAGGTGTATCAAAGTTAGTATTAGATACAAACTCTGTTAGATACTGTGTAGGAGAAAATGCAGGGTTTGTAGTAAAGCTATCATCCGCTGCGGTTACGTATAGCTTTGATGTGTCATCGCCTAGAGCAGCTTTGATCTTTTGCTCTGTATATGATGCCATCGATGTAATCGGTGTACGGACTCGCTGAGAGTCTAGTACTGATGGACGGATAATCTTTCGAGCAGCCTCGACCTTTTCAGCCTCGACCGGTGCATCTACCGGAGTCTCCTCCGGTGTATTTTCAGGGGCTGTAGTCACGGCCGCCTCGCTTTCTGTTTCTGTTTCGGTTTCGATTTCTACGATCGTCGTATTAATCGTCGTGGTTTTTTCTTTTGTACTTGTCGCGGCTTCGAGCGCTGCTCGCGCTGCTGCAATATCAGTTACGGAGGCGCTAGAAAAGGCCGCACTCTCGACGAGGCTAACCTCTTTGAGGACCGCCGCCGTCACTAACAGGTAATCCCCCATAGGCTTAGAGGCCGTTACATCGACCCCTACGGATAAGCCGGATACTAGGTTTTCCTGAGCTAGTACTAGAGCATCTTGTCCTCGAGTGCTACTAGATAACTTAAAGGATCCGTATACGCCCTCTGTTGAGTCGCTAAAACTAATTGCGCGACCTACCGGCTTATCGGCTTGATGCTGCATTAGTAATTTAATATTTGATGCCTCAGCGTATGTAATTGAGCCGCGCTCAAACATAACCGGGCCTGCACTTGTAAAACCAATCTCGCCATATGGTGCAACGAGTCCGGAGATCATCCGGCGCTCTGTATCGGCGGCCTGTATCTCTTGGCTAAACGTTAGTAGCACTTGTATCTCCTAGCGGTGTGAGTTGCTCCATTTGTCGGGCTTGATCTACGTTAATTAAATCTAGGTTTAACATTTTCTCGATGATGTCTAAGCGATCCTTAGCATCTACACGTAAGAAAGTATCATCGACGGCAAAACGGACCTGATTAGATCCGTTTGTTATATCGTTCATCGATAGACGATCCTCAATAGCTGAGATGTAAGGCTGCAACGAATACGCTACGAATTCTTTACGACCGTCTAAAATATTTTGGTACGTCATTGAGTTATTCATGTCCGCGCTAATTAGATAACTCGGTACGTTCATTGCGCGGCTAATTTCGGTAGCGAGGTACTGAGAAAATTCGGAGTAGGCCATGTCCTTAGGTGAAAATGACGTAGGCACATAATCGAGAGTGCTAGTTAAATATGCGGTACTGCGATTTTGTCGAGCACTCTTAAACGCCGCTAGTAAACCTTGTATCTGAGACTCCGGTAGATCTGCACCGTTATTTTTTAGGATACCTGTTGGCATTGGTGTAGCTGCACTTATAGCCGCTGCTTTTTGTACATCGTAAGCAGCTTTAATAGTCGTACTTGCACTCTGCAATACACCAGGTAGTAAAGATTGGAAAGTTACAAGCGATCCGATACCGCCCATAGGTACCTTATTACCATCGACTACATAGCCCGTATCTCAAGGGCCCTAATCGCGGCGATGAGATTGCAGAGCTCGCAGAGTCAATAGGTCTACCGCTTTTACCGTGGCAGGATTTTGTAATTCGTGACATGACCGCAATATCTGAGGATGGGATGTTTAGGCGGCGTAGTAATTTGGTGCTTACGTCGAGGCAACAGGGTAAAACTCATCTCGCGCGTATGATGATGCTCGGGCATATGTTTTTATTTGATAGCCCTAACGTGCTTATTATGAGCTCTAATAGATCGATGGCCTTAGACACCTTTAGGCAAGTGGCCTACGCGATAGAGGGCTCTAGCGAGCTTAGTAAACAGGTCCGACAAATCCGTTACGCCAATGGCACCGAGTCTATCGAGCTAAAAAACGGACATAGGCTTGATGTCGTCGCAGCGACTAGGGACGGCAGCCGCGGCAGGTCAGCCTCATTTTTATACATCGATGAAATTCGCGAGATATCGGAGGACGGGTTTCGAGCTGCTACTCCGACCACGCGCGCAAAAATCAATAGCCAAGCCCTATACACCTCTAACGCGGGAGATGCGTTTAGTACCGTGCTTAATGATCTACGCGAGAGAGCTCTCTCTTTCCCGCCGGAGACGTTTGGCTTTTACGAATATAGCGCGCCTCAATTCTGCAAGATAACCGACCGCGACGGATGGGAGTACTCAAACCCGGCCCTCGGTTACTTATTTGACGAGAGCGTTTTAGAGGAGGCCGTTAGCACTCAACCGGTCGAGACGACTAAAACCGAGATGTTATGCCAATGGATCAGCTCGACCGCGAGCCCGTGGCCGCATATGGCGGTAGAGGATGCCGGAGATACATCCCTAGAATTAGCACCGGGTCCGCTTACTATTTTTGCTTTTGACGTGGCACCGTCGAGGCGCGACGGGTCGCTTGTAATGGGCCAAGTCATGCCGGACGGTCGTATTGGCGTACAAGTGCTTGAGGTATTTCACTCGGACGTATCCATCGACGAGCTATATATGGCCGATCATATTGCGAAATGGTGCAAGGATTTTTACCCTCGGACCGTTTGTTATGACAAGTACACCACGGCCTCAATTGCCAAACGCCTCGAATTAAACGGCACAAACGTAACCGACATATCCGGGCAAAAGGGGTATCAGGCGAGCGGGGACTTATACGAAAGCCTTGCTAATAATAGGCTCGTACATCCGGGGCAAGATTTACTCATTACACATTTTGCAAATTGCGCGGCAAAAGAGTCGGACTCATCTTGGCGCATAGTCCGGCGTAAATCGGCCGGGCCCGTAGATATTGCTATCGGCGTATCCATGGTCGTACATATCCTTAATCAACCAATGGGCGAGGCAAAGGTTTACATTTAAGACACGCCGCCTAATACCTGATTTTATCCTTGACATTTTGAGAAAATGTCTCCCATGGGATTACTCCAAACTTTAGGGCTCAAGAGCTCCGAAAAGCCTCAGGTAGAGGCTCAGTACGCACCTGCCGTAATGGATACGACGTACGGTTATGGATCATTTAATACTGGTAATTTTGGATATAACGGAATTGGTATCGATCGTAACTTTGCGTTACAAGTATCAAGCGTTGCGCGTTGCCGTAATTTAATTGCCGGCGTTA